AAAACATCAACATCAGGTGGTACTGATTACAAACTTTATAGTGATAATCCTGTAGATTGTATAGAAGATTATTTAACTAACACTATCTATGGTCGTAGCATACCAAGTTCACAAATTGATTCTACATCCTTCACAGCAGCTAGAAATATTTGTGATACAGAGGTGACAGTTGGTGATAAAACACAAAAAAAATATACTTGTAATGGTTTGGTTAGCACCAACAATAAAGCTTTAGATAACATAAAAAAATTACTTTCATCTTGTCGTGGCTCTTTAATTTTTACAGGTGGTAAATACAAAATTTTAATAGATGATGTTGGCACAGCAGTACAAACTTTTGATGAAGATAATATCGTTGGTTCTTATGAAATGGCTCTAGGTGGCAAAGATTATAAAACCAATAGAATCAGAGCAGGTTTCTTTAATTCAAACAGGGATTTTCAAGGTGACTTTGCAATAGTAGAAAGTTCTACCTTCAAAACACAAGATAATAATTTAACTTTAGAAAGAGCAATTGAACTACCTTTCACTGACCAGATGGAACGAGCCATGATGATTGCAACTATGAATATGAAACAATCAAGGCAGTCTTTGGTGTTTAAGTTTACTAGCACAATAGTTGGTCTTAGAGCAGAAATAGGTGATGTAGTTTTTATTTCAGTTGAATCTTTAGGTTGGAACACGCTTAACTCTAATCAAGGTAAAAAATTTAGAATAATGAAAATTGCTTTAAAAAATAATGATGAAGTGGACATAACTGCCAGAGAATATGACGATGATGTTTATAATTTTGGCACAATATTTTCTGAAGATACTGCACCAAATGTAGATTTACCAAACTTTTCATTTGTAAGTAAACCTACAATATCTACACCTAGCGAAGAATTAATTACCATACCACCAACTTTATTTAACAGAGTAAGAATAAATTGGACACAACCAAATAAATCAGAGGTTGCATCTTATGAAATAGGCATCAACAGATTAAACTCTGTAAGATCAACTGATAGAACAAATTATGATTTTGAAGGTAGAAGTGTTTCTGAATCTTTTACAATAGATAAATTAGAAGCAGGGCAATACATGATTGCAGTCAGAGCAAAAAATAGACTAGGCGTTTATTCTGACTTTGCTACTGATATATTTGAAATCAAAGGTTTTTCTTTATTGCCAGAAGTAAATACACCTGCAATAAACTTTGTGACTGAAGAACTATTTACCACAACACAAGGTTCAGGAGTGAAAGCCAAAGCAATACTAACTTTTGGTAATTCTGTAAATTCTGATTGGGAAGCTTTAGGTGTCACCATTGATAGATATGAAGTGGAATTTAAAAAAACAAGTGAAGCTACCTTTCAAGGTGCAGGAACTTCACAAGGTACAAACTTTGAATTTTTTGATATAGAACCTGACTTGTATGAGTTTAGAGTTAGGGCAGTCAATACTGTTGGTGTGGCATCAGAATTTTCTTCTACAACACAAAGAATTTATGGTTTAACTGCTGTTCCTGCTGATGTTAGTAATTTTTATTTAAGAGCAGACAGTAATACTGCAACACTTAATTGGACACCAACCACAGATTTAGATGTAAAAATTGGTGGTACTTTTGAAATAAGACATTCATCTTTGACTTCAGGTGCTACTTGGTCACAATCAACACAAGTTGGTGAAGCAGTTTCAGGTATATCAAATCAAGCAGAAGTGCCTTTATTAGTAGGTACTTATTTAATTAAAGCTGTAGATTCTACAGGTGTTAAATCTACCAATGCTACTTCTGTAGTTAATACAGTCACACCTGATTTATTTCAAGCACAAACATTTTTAACAAGAACAGAAAATCCAACTTTTTCTGGCTCAAAAACTAATATGGTTGTAGCTGATGAAAAATTAAAATTAGAAGCAGACACTTTATGGGATTCTTTAGGCGAAATAGATTCTTTAGGATTAATAGATGGTGCAGGTGGGTTAGATTCTTCTGGCTCTTATGAATTTGCAAATTATATTGACACAGGTATAGCTGCACAATCTTATAGGTTGAGTTCTGCTTTTGCATTTACCACAAACTCAACAACAGATTTTTTTGATGCAAGGTCAGGCAATATTGACACTTGGGATGCAATAGACAGCAATACTTATGATGATGTAGAAGTGCAATTACAAATTGCAACAACTAATGACAATCCTGCAGGTTCGCCATCATGGTCTGATTTTCAAAATTTTAGAATTGGTAATTACTATGGTCGTGCATTTAAGTTTAAACTAAATGCCACCACAGGCGATGCAACACACCAAGTCTATGTTTCTTCTTTATCTGCTACTTTAGAATCTTTTCAAAAAATAGACACAGATCAAGAAACAACAAGTACAAGTGCTTACAGTTTGACTTTCAACACAGCATTTTTAACAACTCCTAAAATAGCTGTGACTGCACAAAATATGGCAACAGGAGATTTTTATGAAATATCAAGTGTGTCTAGCACAGGTTTTACAATTACTTTCAAGAACAGTAGTGGTACAATTATCGCTAGAACATTTGACTATATAGCAAGAGGTTTTTAAATGGCTCAACACGACTACGATATAGCGAATCAATCAGGTGCAAACTTTAGAACAGATTTAAACAATGCCCTAGATGCAATCGTTTCTAACAATTCAGGTTCATCAGAACCATCTACTAAATTCGCTTATGAATGGTGGATTGATACTTCAAACAATTTATTAAAGTTAAGAAATTCAGCAAACAACGCTTGGATTACTATCCCAATATCTATTACTGCAAGTAATGCTACATCAGGTGCTTTAACAGTAAATGGTAATTTAGCAACTACAGGTACTTTAGATGTCAATGGTGGTGAAGTTATTTTAGATGCTGATGCTGATACATCAATAACTGCTGATACAGATGACCAAATTGATTTTAAAATTGCAGGTTCAGATGTTTTAACACTTACAAGTTCTGGTTTAACCTTGACAGGAGATTTAGCAGCTACAGGTATAGCAATCAAAGGTTCTACTACTAATTTTGTAGGTAGTATGCTTATTAGTAATGATGGTGGCACAGGTACATTAAACGCTGCTTCAAACAATACAGGTTTTGGTCACGAAGTTTTTGATGACCTAACAAGTGGTGATGATAATACTGCTGTTGGTTATCAAGCAGGAACAAAAATATTAGGGGGAACTGCAAATACAATTATTGGTAAATCAGCAGGTGCTGCTATAACTTCAGGAGAATATAATGTTGCTTTAGGTTCTAGGGCTTTAGAAGCAAATACTACAGCAAATTCAAATACAGCTATAGGTACTTATGCTTTATTAGTTAATGAAACAGGTGCAAATAATACTGCTGTAGGAAATGATACTTTAGACAGTTGCACTTCAGGTAGTAATAACACAGCAATAGGAGTTGATGCTTTACAAGCTGTCACAGATTCAACTAATAATGTAGGTGTTGGTTATCTTGCAGGTAGTGGAATCACAACAGGTGGCAGAAACACTTGTCTTGGAGAAGGTTCTGGTATTGCAGGAAGTCCTTCTGGTGCAATAACAACTTCAAGTAATATCATGTGTTTAGGTGATGACAATCTTGGTACTTTGTTTTGTACTCAAAGTAGCATAAACACTTCAGATTCAAGAGATAAAGCTGATGTTAGTAATTTTACAGGTGGTTTAGCTTGGATTAATAAAATGAATCCTGTGACTTATCAATGGGACAGAAGGTCTTGGTATGCAGGTGATAAACCTAAACCAGAAGATATATTAGCAGCAACTCCAGATGGTTCTAAAAAATCTTCTAAAGTTGAAATAGGACTGATAGCACAAGATGTTTTAGATGTAGAAAAAGATAATGGTTATGGTGCTGATAATGATAATAGTCTTTTAGTTAATTTAACTGAAGATGAAACTAGGTATGGTATAAATTATACAAACATTATCCCAATACTAATAAATAGTATTAAAGAATTATCTGCAAAAGTAGAAGAATTAGAAAAAGGTTAAGATCAATAGAAGAATAAAATGGAACTTATATTTATACCTTTAATAGCTTGTATAGTGATTATGATAGGAGAACTTTCTAATCCCAGAGGTATGAACATTTTTTGGTATAAAGTTAATGTTATAAGAAAAAACTATTACAAAGAATTAAGGCAATACGATTCAGGAAATAATAAAGGAAACAGAAAACATTCTAGGAGTAAATAATGGCAGATATACAAATTAGAAAAGATAATGGTGAAGTAGAAGAATTTAATAAGGAAGATATGACAGACGAGCAAAGAAAATTGTTTGAAGATGTTTTAGCTTTACAAAAAAGATGCTTAGAAATAGAAGCATTAGCCAGAGAATTTGCTGATAAAAAACAATTAGTTGATTTAAAATCGCAACTTCTCCAAGACAGTTTAAAAGGTACAGAAAATGCCGAGAAAGAAACCAACAATCAAGAAAACTAGCAGACCAACAGTTGAACAAGTTGCAAACAGCTTGGACAGACATGAAAGAGTTTGCGAACAAAAATGGAAAGAAAACTTTAGAAGATTGGATTCTATCGAATCTGATATAAACACAGCAAATAAGAGATTATGGCAAATAGCAGGTATTGTTATTGCTTTACTATCTTCTTTGGTGGTGAACGCTTTCTTTCTATGATTCTCTATAAAGAAAGTACCTTAGAAGAAGCATACAACATCTACAGGAAAGAATGTATGAAGATAGGTGTGCAAACTTGTGACCTAGAAACTTTTAGGGTTATTTACGAAAAAATTATAGAATCACATTTAAACGATCCTTTAAGAACTATAATAAGTGTATTTGAACCAGACAATGAATTTTGAAGAATACTATGTTGAAATTTCAGTTTTAGTAGCAAGTGTCATAAGTGGACTTGCTCTTAAAGATTATGCTGTTTCATTTATAAAGGGTTTCAAATTCAAACTCAACGCACAATTCAAAGAAGGCGATAAGGTCTTATTAGAAGGCGAACAGGCGTTAATAATAAAAATAGGTATGACAACCACAGTCTTTGGTGTTTATGGTCGAGATGGCTACACATGGCGTTATATAAGCAACAACAGAATTGAAGTTCTTAAATTAGAGAAGATAGTAGATAAAGATTTACACGCTGATTCAGCTTATGAAAAAGCACAAAAACTTAAAAACATATTAGAGGGTAAAGACAATGATTGATAAATTTTTTAAACCAATAAGTGACTTAATAGGTAAAGCCATACCTGATAAAACAAAGCGTATGGAATTAGAAGCTAGTATTAAATCACAAATGATTGATCTACAAAAATCACAAAATGTAATTAATTTAGAACAAGCTAAACACGCATCTATTTTTGTTTCTGGTGCTAGACCTGCAATCATGTGGATATGTGCGTTAGGTTTGTTTTGGGCGTATTTTTTAGCACCAATACTTAATTGGGTTGTTTGGACTTTTGCAATAGATATTGTGCCACCTGAGATTGATACAGAAGGTCTTATGACTTTAACATT